TAACCCCACCACAAGCAACAAATTTTTTCAACACAATTTATATATTGAAAAACAAAAATGATTTTAAATCAAAATGGGTACTAAATATTTAAATTAAATAAAGATGTCTTCGTATTTTTTTTAACACATTGATCACATGCTAATTTACAATTCTCTTTCGTATGTGATAATGATTTATTAATTTTAACAGTTGATATATTTGATTGCCATTTTCCATTTTCAATATTACCATAATATGGAGTATTGCATAATTGACATAAATTACTTTTGCCAATTTCATCTTCAAACCAATCAATATTAATATAATCTTGTTGTTGCAATTCAATGTTATCATTTTTATCTTGTTTCATATATTTATTGATTTTCAGTTTAAATGATAATTGCATTTTCATCATTTGTAATGATTCTTTTTGCTCTTCTGACATTTCATAAATTGTCACATCAGAAAAATTACGACATCGTGTAATAGCAGTCCATGCCCATTTTCTACTAACATATGGAGAATCCAATTCAAAAATAGTTATTTTTTCATTAATTGTTTTCCCTTGAACACTGTGACCTGTTCGACAGTATGGAAGTTTAAAATTTTCACTAAATGAATTTACATTAATATTAAATATGTCACCATCAAATTCTTCAATAATTTTAACTTGATCTTTTGTAATATCTAAAATTTTATAAACATAGTTTGTAAATGTTCTAATATTTTTTTGACACATTGCTTTACGACAGATTACCTCAAGATCTTTATAATATTTAATTCCATATAAGATAATACCTTGTTTGTCATTTGAATATTGTTTATGAATGTACTTATTTATTTTATCAGCTTGATAATTAGAATATGCAATATTCACATATGTTTTAATATCACTAAATTTATTAATAACTTTAAAATATTTTCGTAAAGTATCCATGACTGAAATATTAGAATCAAAAATATCTTTGTAAATAGTTCTCAATATATTTTGTTGTTTGATATCTTTTAATCTTTTGATAACATCAAGATTTATCTGATTTGGAAAAATCATATTAACTATTGAATCATAATCAATATTATCATCCTCGTCTCCAATTGGTTCGTTTTGAAATGGATCACCTGTAGCAAAAAATTTAATTTGAGGATGTTCTTTAATATATTGATCTATCTTTTTAAGAACATAACGATTATTTAAATAAATTTCGTCAAAGCATATCACTTTATAATTACTTACATCAATAGGTGCCATCTTAACATGTTCTGTCATTTGAATTCTAAGTAATTTCGCGGCAGTAATAATATTATGACCTTCTTTTTTTATTTCTAATGCAAGATCATTGAAAGGGCAAACGAATAACGTATCTTTAGAATATCTTTTAATACATTCTGTTTTACCACAACCAGGAAAAACACTTTTGACCATTATCCGATTATTGGCATCAAAAATTTGTTTAAACTCTTCGCTATCAAATTCATCTTTAATATCAAATTTAACAATTTTAATTAATGGTAAATTACACAATTGATTGTCAACCCAACACACAGGAGTTCTAGGACATTTTTTTTGTGTATCAATTTTCAGACCTCCGATTGTATTATTAAGTTCAATTCCAGAAGCTTTAATTTCTTCAACTGTATTTCTAACTAATACGCAATCCGTTTTAACTCCAACAACATCAAGATTTGCATCACGACATTTTTTCGTGAGATTGTAAAGTTTGATTTTCATCATGCAGTAGATAATTTCTTTAATTTGTCTAAAGTTTTCAACTACTTCTTTATCATCATACACATTCAACATATGTAATTGTTGAATAGTTTTTTTAGGTTTTGCAAATAGTCTACTATCGAGATTGCCAACACCATCATCAGGATCATTATCAATACATTCGTATTTAGATTTAATTTTTAGTTCAGCAAATTTAAGTTGATATATTTGTGCTTCTTCATATGTTTTGAAAACTTTTGTAATACTTTTTTTATTTTTCATTTTTTCCATTAATCCGGTTATTTTATTAGGAATAAATTTTTTAGAATCTTCGGAAATTTTTGATGCGTACAGTTCATCAATTGATTTTGAATAATCAACATTTTCAAGTTTAGAATATTTTCGTACGTATTTAATTACATACTCAATATTAAGATCACTTGCTTCAAGTAATACAAAACCATACACTCTATCATATCGTCGACTGAATATTAAACTTTCGGTTGTATTTTTTATTTTTGCTTCAACAACATACATATACAGCGGATTTATTGGTTCGTCATCTTTGTAATTTTGATATATATCGAAGTATCCAAATACAGGAACTTGTTTAATTAATTTTAAACATGATGTATATGCTCTACACATATCAACTGCATTAAGTATATCATTAGGACAATATTTAAAATATCCTGTTGTTGCTGTCATCATATATTTTTTATCAATTTTCATAACAATTTCGGGATATTCACTTAATAGTTCTTTTTTCATAATTTCTTGATAAAATTTATTATCTTGAATTGTGTATTCTTGATATTCATTTTCCATAATTGTATGATTGGTATCTTCAGGTGCCATATCATCAGTAGCCCTAGATATCATATATGATTTATTATCTATTTTAAAATGAAGATAAAGAATCTTACCACCAGAAAAGCCAATATTAGGAATTACTTTATGATTGTGAACCATATCGACAAGTAATGCATTTAATCGAGTTTCATTTTTATAAAAGAATTGTGTATCAGAATCATTTTCTTTAATATGTTGAGTTATTTCTGATATGTTATCAACGAATTTATATTCATTCTCAGTTGTTTTTTGTTTTACTAATTGATATTTATCTGATACTTTGAGTTGATTTGTTATATCATCACAAGTATCAAGTTTAAGAGTTTGAAATTGTTTAAGATTATCATTAACTGCAAAGATATGATTTTTATAAATTATTAATCTTAATACATTTGGAGATATATCTTGATTAAGATGTTCAGGTCTATATTTATAAATGACTGATTGATATACATCCATGATATCAAGACCTAAACGAAAGAATTTAAAAAATTTTTGTGATTGAATAATAGATAATCCAATATCTTGAGACTTACTTTCTAATCCAAGTAAAAAGAATAATCTTCCATATGTAAGTTCTCTATAACGTTTATTACCATCTTTCATTTTTTTTTCAAATTGTTCATGATAAGTGTTAATGATTATATTAATGAAGCAAGAATTTACTTTATAATTATCTTGAACGTATTTACATTTTTCATGATCGAATAGTTCTTCAAATGTAGTAGCATCAATATTTTTTGAATATTTAATATATTTTGACATAAGTATTGAATTTTCTAAATCATTCTTCAATTCTAGATTTAAAAGATTGGCATATGATTTTTTAAGTATTTTTTTAGGATTCTTTGGCGGTGCCGCTAATTTAATCATTTTCATAACATAAATTACTTTAACCTCCTCTGAATTATCATATTTAGTAAATTCATCTTTAAATCCATCAAAATTTTCTGATAAAATATCAACAGCTTCGTCAAATGTATCACCATGAAAATCTGCAGTGATATAACGATTAAGAAAATTTAGAGGAAATCCTTTACCTGAGAAACTTCCGATAAACCATTGATAATAAATTTTTCCATTAATAACTATTTTTCTTATTTTTCCATCTTCATTTACTCTATTAGTATCTCCATAAAATATTACAGTTACTTGTTGATATTGATCATCATATGGATCTACTGCAATTTGTCTATGAAGACGTTTAAATAATAAATCTCGTTCTCTGGCATCATTCTCTATTTTATCTAAATAATCTAAGAATGACTCATCTTGTTGAGGTTGAGGTTGATGTTGAATTTTTTTGATTTTTTTTTGTTCTTTTAAAGCATGATTGATCTTTTCTTGTTCAATCTTTTCAGTAACCTCTTGAAGTTTCTTTAATAATTCGTTATATTCTTTTTGAAGATCTGACATCTATTATTATATATGACGAATATATAATAATTTTTTTAAGTCATTTTTATATTTAATTAAATTGGTATTTCAGAAACAGTTGGAAGAGATTGAGATTTTCTTTTTTTTTCATACTTCCAAAAATTAAGTTTATTAGAATCATAATAACTACTGTTCATTACTTTTCTGCATATTTTGCATATGCGTCTGTTCATATCGAATTCATATATATCTTTAGTTTCTTCGCAAACTTTGCATAATTTTTGATTAACATTTTTCATTCTAATATATTTATAATACATTAGAATATATTATATTTAAGTCATTTAATATTTATAATTAAATAATTAATATTTCAATTTTATTACAAGGTTCATAAGGTAATTTTTTTGAGACAGTTTTAGCTTTAGGCTTTTTATTTTTTTTATCTAATCTTTTAATAATGATATTAATTTCAAATTGTTCACTAATATCATAACTTATATTAATTTTTCCCATTTATTATAACTCAGGTATTATTAATAAACATGATCGCGTAACTCAGATCTAGTTACTAGTGCTCCACCATCACATTCATCCATTCCACCAATTAATCCCTTTCCTCTTGTTTTTCTTCGTCTACGACCACCTTCACCTAATCCCATCAATCTCCCAATTTTTGCACCTGTCTCAATTACTGGTAAAGCTTTTTTCAAGAAAGGTACTACTTTAGATTTAACTGCTCCCATTTGAGTTAAGAATCCACCAGATATTTCTCCTTGTTGGTGTTCAATATAAACACCATTACTTGATGCATTCAGTACCTCTGTCGACGTCAGTATACCTATCTGAGTCGTTAGTTTTCCATTTACAATATTGATAACGCCATCATTCAAAACTACAACATACATAGTGATATTCATATTGCTAGGACTAATATTTTGGAAAGTGCAAGTAATTTGTAATTGAGTATTATTTAAAATACCAGGTGCACTTAAAGCATCTAAACCAATTGACACACCAGGATCAATACATAAAACTGAACCAACACCACTAACTGCACGACCTCCAGTAATGCCACTGTTATAAGTTCCATACCATTGATCCCAAGATAAATCACATCCTGCCAATTTAGAAACTTCATAAAGTTGATAAGCATTTGCAGAAGCAAGTAGTCCTGAACGATTTCCAAAACTAATATTTACATCTTTAATTCTCAAAAATGTATCAGTTGAATTAATATTCAATGAGTTATTTGTAGATCTAGCATAAACATAAATACGTCTTGGAATTGTATTTAATTGAATGTTATTAGAAGCAATTTGAACAGTAGTACCAGAAGCTACAGCTCCTCCATAATCAGTAGGATAACGTTCCACATTTACATATGGGTATGCTACTTCTCTAGGAATTGACATAGTTTCTTGTGCAGAATAATAAGTAAAAAGCAGTGCAGGTTGTTCAGTAAGTGTAACAGATACATTAGAGAAAACAGCAGGATCAGATGGTGCTTTAGAAATTAAACATGCAGGTAAATTGCTATCGAATGTAAGAGTGACATCCATAGAATTAATTCCAACGAATGCAGTTTCTCTTTTACCAAGGAAATGGAAAGGAGACAAAAGAATAGGTTCGAATAATCTAACTCTCATTGTGGCAGTGGTTGGTGTATTTGTTAAAATTTGTACACTATATGAACCACGTTGTTCAAAATTATCATCAAAACTATTAAAAGCTGATCCGAGTGGGTTTTTAATAGTATTGATTAATTCATCATAATTTTGACTTTGATCTAAATAGCAAGGAGATCCAGAAATTTCTCTTTTCATAGAATTGTATCCATATCTACAGAAGGCAGTCAAACTATCATTTGTAGATAAAGAAAAAGATCCGTCATTAATTCTTGCATTCATATTTTTAGTAGATCTAGCAATTGGTAAAGCTCTCAAAGCCATTGTTAAACCCCATCCATCCAATAAATTAGCTCCCAAGGTAGTAGTACCAGTAAAACTAACGTCAAATGAAATATCTTGAATAACACATCTAGAAACGAGAACGTCTTGATTTGGAGGTGGGCAATTCCAAGAGATTGAACTTGTACTGAAAGAACTAGTAGTAAATCTTTTATATGTTGATTCAGAAGATCCAGAAAAAACCCCATAATATTGTTTTTGGTGTAATCCTGTCTCTGAGAATCGTTCTTGCACAACTTCAAGCGGTATCAAATTAGAAGCCATATTTTAATTATATATTATACATAGAATTAAAAAATTAATAATTAGTGAATAGAATCTTTTTGAGTAAATAAAAGTTTAATTGTGAAATATGTTTGAGGATTAATCAGTAATGGATATATTTTCCCTTGAAGATCAGTCCAAAATATTTGCAAATCAATCGTCCTAAGTGGTTCAGTGGATTGTAAATCTATATATCTATATATATCTGCATTGTATTGTTGCCAAGCTCTACTATATCCAGGATAGTCTCGTGATGGTTCAAAATCAGTAATAATTTGTAATGTACTATCAGAATTAATAGTTGTTCTTGTTTGAACATATTCTTCTTTAGTTCTTAAGTTACTACTAGTTACAATAAGAGATTTTAATGAACTCCAATTATTTAATATTTCATATTGTGAACTCATAGAATATGCATTATTGGCTGGATACAAACCAATAGGATTATTTGTAGTAGAATTATTATTACCAGTTGGTTCAATAACAAAAAGTGAATCTCTTCCATCAACTGAATTTGTAGCAATCATAATATTCGGTACTGGATCAAAGAATTGATTTAGTAAAAAATTAGAATATATTTTAATTCCAATACTTAAGGGATCATTACATAAATATGAAGTTTCAGCTACTAATGATAATATTTGTGTAGCAGGATCATAAATAATATATGGAGGATTATGTGCTAATGCTGGAAATCCAGGGGCATCTGCTACCATTTGTAAATAACATTCATTTAAACATATATTACAAGCATCAATAAAATTCTGATATGAATAAACTGATGGTATTACACTATTTGACCAATTTAAATAAGTTACAAATTTTCTTCTGATGACACCAGCATATTCAAATGTGAAAGACCAATAATTATTATTAGGAGTTGTTCCATTTGCTAATGTTGGCCAAACAAAAAGAGGAATTGCAAATGTTGGAATTGTAAATCTTATTAATGCTAGATGATAAAGTGATGGATTTAAAAGAATAGGTGATGTACGTGTTTCAGTAAAAAATGCATTTCTTTGAACATCTGTATCATTTGAAAATAATGCATTATAATAAAGATGATCGTCTGGGTTTTTATATCTCAAAGACATTATTATTGCTGTATATTATTAATTTATAAAATAAGTTTCATTTGTAACATAGTCATCTCCATTCATACCACTATTTTTAATCAAATCATAATATTCATCTAATTTTAATTTTCTATTAAATAGTCTAGTTAGTACATGACGACCACATGTATTAATTCCATTTTTCAATTCTTGTAATGGATAATTATTATATTCAATATATTTGTAATTTGACTTAAGTATTAAATTTATTAAAAATGTATGTACTAATCCTGCTTTCTTTTTATAAGAATCAGATATATATTTTAATTGAGAATCTATCATGTAACCATATGGATCAAAAAATTCAACTAAATCTTTATTCACTTCAAAAATAACGCACCAATGTCCATGTCCATCTTTATTTTCATACAAAATTACACAAGATTTATATGGACCTAATATTTCATTTAATGATTTTGCATTTTTTATATCTCTAAAGGTCATTAAATTAGTTCTTGCATTTGATAATATATCATTACCAGACAATGATTTCTTTTTTAATTCTTTTAAATTCATATACTATTATTCAATAGATAAATTCCACTACTGTACATAATATATTGTGGGTATGTCTTTCCTAATGCTATCCATCTACTTGGCAACTTCAATGCTTTATCAATTTGTTTTTTATCTAGACCTGCGTAACATTTTAAAAATCTATTAATATGATACGAAGAACCACTTTGAGGATACATTACAACCAACGTTGCCTCTGAAATTATTGATCTGGTACTAGAATAATTCATTAATAAATGTGATGTAATTAATAAATAAGATGATGTATGTCGACCAATTTCTAATAAATCACTTCTAAGTGCAATAATTGATTCTTTAAGATCTTTATTAGTAATAGTATCAATATCATCAAACAAAACTAATGAGTTACTTAATTCTTCAGAAGTTATTGGATCACTGATTAATTCTTGATTTAATTTAATTCTAATTGGTTTCAAGTAATCAAATGCTTCGTCAGATTCAACTCTTGAAAAAACATAAATTTTATTTTTAGGAAATTGTTTTTTGTATTGTTCCATGTATTGACCGCAAAAAGTACTTTTACCGCTTCCACTTGGACCAACTACATAAATAACAT